GCCTCCAACATTACGGCGGGATCGCTCAACGCTGACCGGCTCTCGATTGACGGGGTGACGCTGGATACCTCTGGCGGCAACCTGATTATCGCTAACGGGGGTGTAGGAACGACGCAGGTAGGGACTCGGGCTATCACGAACACCGCTCGGGCTGATATGGCGTCCAATACGAATTACACAACCGCATGGCAAACCCTTGTAAGCCTCACGGGGCAATCCTTCGATGCTGGGGACATTGCCGAGCTGTCTTGGGGTATCCGGGCGCATCCTGAAGCAGATGCTGCGCCGTACATTGCCATTCGCATCTACGTTCAGGTATCCAATACGCCGAAGCTCTATCAGTATTTTATTGGGGATGCGTTCTTCGACACGACCAACTGGGCGCAGATTCAGCAGGCGCTATTCAGTAGCACGTTCCAATATCCCATTGATACGACAAATGGTGACTGGCGGTTTTACTTGCAAGCGGCAACGAATGACAACAACACCTTCCCGCGATCCTTCCGGGCGCCGGGAACCTACATTCAGGCGGTGAGGCTCAAGCGATGAGATGGGCGGTAATTGAGGGTGACGAGATCACAATGATCTACGAGGGGCAGGAGCCCCCAGAAGGCTCTGTATTGATTCCAGAGGGGCTTAATCCATTTAGGCTAGTGTGGGATGGGGTAGAGCTTAAAGAGGCGCCTGCTGCCTCTATGGAGGCGGAGAGGGCTATTGCTAATAGGGAATACCGGAACCAATTGCTGACAGCCTCCGACTGGACCCAACTTCCTGACGCGCCTCTGACTGATGCCCAGAAGGCGGCTTATGGAGCCTACCGGCAGGCTCTCCGTGATCTTCCCAATCATGTAAACTGGCCCAATATTTCAGCGGACGACTGGCCGCAGGTGGAGGAATTCAAATGAGCAAGATTTCTGAGCTGTCAGACGGCGGCGCACTTCAAAGTACCGACTATCTCATTGCGGTGCGGTCGGGTGGGAATGTCAAAGTGCAGCCCGGCTCCATGAGCGTAGACATCAACGGCGGCACGATTGACGGCGTGACCATCGGCGGGTCGAGTGCTGGGGCGGGGAGTTTTACGACCCTAACCGCAAGTGGCGACGTTAACTTTGATAGCGGGACGTTGTTTGTCGATGCGTCTGCGGATGCGGTGGGGATTGGGACGAGTTCGCCGGGGTACAAGGCGGACATTGCGGCAAGCAACGCACTCGTGATGCGCCTTAAAGGTGGCTCAGGCGCCGTAGATAATTGCGGCCTGACCTTTGCCGGTAACGCAACCGGAAACCTTTTTAGGATAGGCACCAACGTATCCGACAACGGCACAGGCGCGAATTTTGATTTTTACGACCTTGTTGCAAATGTCAACCGTTTACGCATCGACTCCTCCGGCCTCCTGACCAACCAGATTGGCGCGGTGTTCAACGAGTCTGGCGCAGATTCCGACTTCCGCGTCGAGTCTGACAACAACGCTAATATGCTGTTTGTGGATGCGGGGAATGACCATGTTTGCATCGGCACATCTTCTGACCTTGGCGGCACTTTAAACGTCAACGGCGGTGCAGTATTTGATGACGCCGACACCCTTGACCCCGACACAATGGGCGTTGGCCGTATTGGTATCGGAACGATTGCTGATGGAGGCCCGTTTGGTGGCCCAGCTATTGGCTGGGGCGGTAGTAGTGGGAATACTGCCGCAATCGCTGCTGTAAGCGGTGTTTTGTATTTAGGCACTGGTAATAAAAGCTCTGCTAACAATTTAGGAACTCGTTTACAGCTTTCTAATACCGAATGTGTTTTTAATGACGACGGCAACGACCAAGACTTCCGCGTCGAGTCTGACAGCAACGCCCATGCGCTGTTTGTGGATGCGGGGAATAATCGGGTTGGGATTGGAGAGTCAAGTCCAAGTCAAGCACTAGATGTTAACGGAAATGTACTTGCGGATCGCTTTATGACGGCGACAGGAACCACTGGGTCTCTTGCTACATCTGGAACCGCCGACATTTTAAATCTAGCTGGTGCAAGTGGATTATGGCAAGTGTCTGTTAGGAATAGTGATGGCGGAATAAACTGGAGAAATTCTTCTCAAGTTTTTTTCAATGGAGTTTCTTCTTCTAGCATACAAACAAGTGACTCCGCTAATGTAACGGTTACGATGTCTGGAACTAATCTTAGATTAACAAACACTAGCGGCACAACAATAGCTCTTACTTGGTCCGTAACAAGATTACTTTAACCCCAGCCATAAAGGAGAAACAACCATGGCTATTACTTGTACTTGGACCATCAACAACATGACCCACAAGGACGCTGACGGCGGGGTGATCCTCGTCTACTGGTCCTGCGTGGCCTCTGACGGCACCTACTCGGCAACCGAAGGCGGCAAGCTACGCTGCGAGCCTGATCCGTCGGCACCGGGATACATCCCCTACGCAGACCTCACTCAGGACGACGTTCTGGGCTGGGTCTACAACAGCCTTGTCGAAGGCGAGGAAACCCCCGAGGAGGCAAAGGCCCGGATCGAAGCTGACCGCACGGCTAAGGTGCAGAAGCAAATCGACCGCTCAATCGGATCAATTTTGGTCCGATCAGCGACGTGCCTTTCCAGATTCAGCGATGGACTAGAGCGGGTGGGAAGGTCTTGGAGGGGCTGGTAAAGAGAAGGGCGGCAGAAGCCGCGTTATGGCAGAACCTAAACTGGCGGGAGTTTGTATGATCACTATTGACGGTACCGAGTACAAAGAAGACGACTTCACCGACGAGCAGAAATACATGCTCGCTCAAATCAAGGACCTTCAAACGAAGGAAGAACAGCTAAAGTTCAACCTTCACCAGATCACCGTGGCGAGACAAGCGTTTATCGACGGGCTGTCAAAGTCCCTTAAAGCGCCCTCAGAGGCCGAAAATGAGCCTGATTAACGACATAGTTCGTTCCCCCAATGGCCTGTTAGCGGTCGCTGCGGGGCATTTCGAGGACGCACAAGCGGTAAACATCTTCGGCGTGAACCCTATTGTCGGGACGACCTATGAGACTTTGTGGGATTATGGAGGGCTTTATAGCTACCCTTCCAGTGCTGCTAGCCTTTCTGCTGTTTCTTCGTCTGCCTCAGACACTATGGCCGTCCTTATCAGTGGACTGGATGCGAACTATTGGCCGATTCAAGAGGTGGTTACGCTTACTGGTACGTCGGCTGTCACGACGACTCAGGCGTTTCTGCGGGTAAATTCTGCGGTCATTCTTTCAGGGGAAAACGCTGGGAACATCACCATTACCTCTGGCGTTACGGTGGTGGGGTATATCTCCATCGGGAAGGGTCTAACCCAAGCCTGTAACTTTACAGTCCCGGTAGATCATTCCCTATATTTGACGCGGATTGACCTAACGTCAGGCACCGTCAACCCGAATAAGTACATTACCTATCGCAACGTCACTAAGACGCATACGGGGCGGTGCTTGCGGGTAGCAGAGGCAACGTGGCAGACTGACGAACAGTCGTTTGACCGGCAGGTGCCCTTTAAGATCGCGGAGAAAACCGACTTCCAGTTTGAGGCCAAATCATCTTCGGGCGATAACATTGTCTCCATATTTGTGGAAGGCATACTGGTGAGGAATGACTGATGCCCCTAAAAAAGAGCCAGAGCAAGAAGAAGATGCCCCAAGGCGGGGTCATGAAGCGTAAGACCGAGAAGAAGAAAAAGCCCTACGGGAAGTAGTAGACGGGGGGCCGAAGCCCCCCTGCTACGCCAGCAACGGGCGGGAAACTAGCGCAGCGGTTATATCCTAGCACCTTCTAATAGCAAAATGTTCTAAGCATTCTCTGCTAAACCTAAACAGAACTGTTATGATTGCAGTGGGTTTAGAGAGGAGATTACCCATGTTACCTAAGCTGATCTGGGACACCCTGTCCCAAATTGACGTATCGGCTCATACCGAGCGCAAGCAGAACCTTACCTATCTATCCTGGGCGTGGGCCTGGGGGACGATGTGCAAGCACTTCCCTGACACCACCTACACCTTTACGTCTGAGTCCTTCCCCGATGAAACCGTGGAGTACACCTGTACTGTCACGGTAAACCACAACGGTGCTACCCACTCCCAAATGATGTGGCTCCCGGTTATGGATCACCGAAACAAGGCGATCAAGAATCCTGACGCGTTCGCTCGGAACACCTGCAAGATGCGCTGCCTTACGAAGTGCCTCTCCATGCTTGGCTTAGGCCACTACATTTATGCAGGCGAGGACCTTCCCGAAGGGCATGAACCGGAGAAGATCAACGAGCAGGAAGCCGAACTGCTTAAGCGCATGATTGAAGAAACCTCGACCGATCTTGAGAAGTTCTTCATGGCCTTCAAGATCAAGTCTCTACAGGAGATGCCAAAGGAGCGGTTCCCTAAAGCTCTGGCTGCGCTAGAGAAGAAGATGGAAGCTCAAGGGGGTAGCGCAAATGCAGGTGCATGACCCCGTTGTTATAAAAACCTCGCTAGAAGAAGCGATTGGCTGGGCAACAATTGCTCTTGAGTCGGGTGATTTAGGCGCAATGATGCGAGCACATAGCAAGCTGAATGAAAAAATGCCACCTATGTCTGGACTTATTTACTTAGCGTTGAACAAAGGGACGGTAGACCAATTGTCCGAGGAAGACCAAGACCTCGCTGAACTCATTGAGTTTAGGGATACTTTGCGGGAGGCAATAGATGCGGGTAATTAACTGCGAGCAGGGAACCGAGGAATGGCTGGCGGCGCGTTTAGGTGTGCCCTCCGCCTCTAGCTTCTCGAAGCTCATTACCCCTACGGGGAAGCGATCCTCTACCTTTGATTCATACGTCAATCAATTGGTGGCGGAACGTATCACAGGTGAGGCAACGCCCTTCCCTACTACAGACGCTATGGCTAGAGGGACCGAACTGGAACCCCACGCTAGAGCCTATTACGAGTTCGCTACCGATAACGAAGTGGTAGAGATGGGGTTCATCAAACACGCCGTCTTAGAAGCTGGATGCAGCCCTGACGGCTTCGTAGGGGATATGGGAGGCATTGAGATCAAGTGCCCCCTACCTCATACGCATATTGAAACCCTACGAGGGGGAACTATGCCCTCGAAACACATTCCCCAAGTACAAGGGTGTATGTGGATCACTAGACGGGAATGGTGGGACTTCGTGTCCTACCACCCCGATATGCAGACTCTAATCGTACGGATCGAAAGAGACGATGCGTACATAGAGACCCTCGCGGAGCTTGTAAAAGAAGCCTGCGAATCCATCGAATGTTTAACTAAGGATGTAGCACTATGAGCTATGACAATAACCTTTCTGGCGCCCTCTTCAAGAATGATAAGAAAGAGACGGAGAAGCACCCGGACTACAAGGGGTCTTGTGAGATTGATGGGACCGAGTATTGGGTAAGCTCGTGGCTTAACGAGTCGAAGAATGGGCGTAAGTACCTAAGCCTTAAGTTCAGCGCGAAGGACGAGCAAAAGCCCAGCAAGCCGGAACCAGCGGACGTAGGCGATGACCTAGACGAAGATGTGCCCTTCTGATGAACGTGGGAGCTAGCTTACGAGCCCTCCAGAAAGACCGCGTGATAGCAAATGTGGATATTGCTCGGGCTCTCGGGGTACACGCTCTAACAATCAGCCGCTGGCGGAATTACACGGACCTACAGGCGTCCTATTGTCAGAAGCTGGCGGACTTTTTCGGGCTAACTGTTGACGAGTTTCTATCCTATGGACTTCTGGAAGATTGATCGACCCCAGCAGGTTGAGGAGCGGCTAGAACACTTAGGGGAACACCTTAAAGCTAATTGGGACTGGTCTACGCCAGTCTCGATTAAGCCAGAGGTGTACCAGAACCCACGCTCTTTAACGCAAAACGCTTTATTCCACGTTTGGGTACGGCAGATGGTAAGTCACTTCAAACCGGCTAGACCGGAGCTAACCGACGAGGAAATGAAGGACATATGCAAATACAGGTTCCTAGGCACGGAATCTAGAAAAGCTGGTAAGATCATGCTCGAAAATCAGTTGAAGCAGACATCTAAGCTACGAAAAGGCGAGATGTATCACTTCATGGAGCAGGTCTACCAGTGGTGTTTGGAATTGGGCCTGCAACTCGATACCCCATCTGACTCGGAGTTCATGGAGATACGTAAGAGTCAGGCGTAGGGAGGGAGAATGGGCGCACCAAAGCAAGTAGACCCAGAGTTATTGAACTACTGCGTTTCGGAACAGGAACGGCTGTACGTCAATGGTACGATTGAACACGGGTCTATGCGAGCTGCGGCTCAGGCTGCAGGGGTTAACTCTGGAACGGTTCGGCAAGCACTGGACCGAATAAAGCTCCGGGCGGCGAAGATGGGTTATGCGCCGGAGCATGACCTGAATAAACCGACTACTGCCCCGTTCGTGGTGAAGGGAACGTCTACTCTCTACGGGGAGGACGGTCAGCCGAAATTGCAGTGGGTAAAGACCAACCTCGATAGGGAAGCCCAGCTAGAGATCATGCAGCAGGCTGTAGAGGCGATCTGCGAAGATGTTAAGCCTACCAAAGCCATCCCTCCTCCCCCTGACGTAAACGAGCAACTCATTTCCATCTACCCGTGGGGCGACCCTCACGTTGGGATGTACGCGTGGGCTGATGAGGTGGGAGATAACTTTGACCTGTCCATCGCGGAACAGGACATGTGCAACGCGGTTGACTATCTGGTTGAACGATCCCCGCCCTCTAAGCGCGGCGTCCTTGTTAATTTGGGGGATTTTTTCCACTATACCAACATGACGGGCACGACAGAGCGCAGCGGCCATGTCCTCGACCGAGATTCACGAACGGCAAAGATGATCGACGTAGGGGTTAGGATCATCAAACGATGCTTAGAACGAATGCGGGAGAAGCATGAGATAGTCGAACTCATAAACGCTCCCGGTAACCATGATGAAACCTTCGCTCACTTCCTTAACGTCCTTTTCCGCAACCTCTACGCCAACGAAAACCGCGTTATCGTTCACGACGCACCTACGACCCGTCATTACTTACAGCACGGGAAGTGCCTGATCGGTGTAGTCCATGGTCATCAGACCAAGGACCGAGACCTACCGGGGATCATGGCTACGGAAAAGCCCAAAGAATGGGGGGCGACTAAACATAGGGTATTCCTTCGCGGACACCACCATCATGACTCAAGGGTTGAATACAACGGATGCGTGGTCGAAATGGTAAGGACCCTCGCTGCCGGGGACTCCCACAGCGTGGGCGGTGGGTACTTATCAGGTAGGGATATGAAATGTATCGTCATGCACTCCGAATTTGGAGAGCAGATGCGGTTAACCTGTGGAATCGACGTATTGAGGAGAGAATATGCAGCTTAACAATTACGGGCCCATGGCTGAGACGCTAAAAAGGATTACGGCTTACCAACAAGTCGGCTGTCATCACGAACCCGGCTATGGGCAGGATTATTACCGAATCACAGTCAAGGAGGGTTCTAAAACGATCTCTGACGTATTTAACATCCAGAACGATGGTCAGCTAAATGATGCCATCAACAAACTGTATCTGAGGGCGCTATGAATAGGATTGAATGGCAGGAGGACGACCCGGATCAGGATGGCGAGGTGGCTATGTCCCTAACGATCATTTCAGGGGACTCAGCGTTACTCGCTAGAGCGCGGAAGATGTTCCGCCAGCTATTGGATGACCGCCAGCCCCTAACACCCATCTCTTCTTTCCCGAGGAATGACGATGGCCGCGATTAAGCGCGACGCGGCGGACAACTTTTTTTCCCTATGTGTTAGAGCTAAGGCGAATTTCTCTTGTGAATACTGCGGGAAGGAGTTTCCCGGCCCTGATCAGGGGCTGCATTGCGCCCATATCGTGGGGAGACGCAACTCAAGCACGCGCTGGGCCTTAGACAACGCTGTGTCCCTCTGCTACTACCATCACCGCTATTTCACGGAAAACCCCTTAGATTTCTCCTATTGGCTCTTTGAGTATTTGGGCGAAGGCCATATGGAGCGCCTCATGGAGAAGCGTAACGAGGTCTATAGGGTGCGCGTGGCGGATAAGAAGGAGATCGCCAAGCACTATCGGGAGCAGTGGAAAGCCTATCAGGACGGCCTTGAGCCGGAATTTGTCTCTTGGAATTAAAAAAGGGGCCCCGAAGGGCCCCAAAGCTGGCAGGAGAGAGGAGGGAGAGCCACCAGCCAGTACGTTATACCCCTTGGAATAAAGCCCGTCAAATCGCTTTACAGGGCGTCCTAGAGGGGTTAAATTGAATGCGTCGGTGGGGCTAGCAACCCCTGAAGAACCGACGGGAAAAGGATTGGAATCGTTCACCCGACGCGGTGAACACTATAACGCCACTACCAGTAGCGTTCAATCCCTAAAACCCGTCTATATCTTGTGCCGACTGGGACTGCTCCCCACAAGATGTGCTGTCGCATCGCGCAGCCAGCAGCAAAGCGAGATGTTAGTTCAGGACCTTTGAGGACGGGAATAAACAGCGTACAGGTGCCGCGAAAGCGTGGGGGCGGTGTTACGAGCCGCAGGTAAATCGTTGCTGATGACGCTGAACTAACGGGAAATTGCAGGTAGACCTAGCATGGGGGCACCAATAGTCCTCAAAAGACACTTATTGCCTAAGAAAAGAGGGTAGCCGGGGCCTTATAGCAAAACGGTATTTTAAGACCGCCCGTCCTGGCTCTAAGATTAAGGTTCGACAGAGGAGGCGTTATGCAGTTACGACCACACCAGGAACAAGCAGTTGAGATGCTCCGAGACAGTTTGCGGAGAGGCAAGACCCGCCCCATCCTTGCGGCCCCCTGTTCCTTCGGTAAGACCATTACTGCGGCCTACTTACTTTCTGAGGCAGCGAAGAAGGGCAAGCGCGGTATCTTTATCTGTGACCGCGTAAAACTGGTTCAGCAGGCTCTAGACGCCTTCGACCGTGAGGGGTTAGAGGTAGGGGTCATGCAGGGACAGCATGAGAGACAGGACTATCGCGCTCCCATCCAGATCGCGTCGATTCAGACCATCGCTCGACGTAAGCATCTGCCTGAATTTGACTTCGCCATCGTTGACGAATGCCACGTTCACTACAAGACGACGCAATACATGATGGAGCGATATACGGCGGTCCCTTTCATCGGGCTGACGGCGACCCCGTATAGCAAGGGGCTGGGCCTGGCTTATAACGACCTGGTCTGCCCCATAACCCCTACGGAATTGCTCGAAGGGAAATACCTTACCCCTGTCACCTACTACGGCGGCGCCTCAGTTGATGTATCTAATATCAAAGGACGGGCGCTAAAGACTGGCGGGTCCGACTATGACCCTCTTGCTCTAGGGAGGGCTACGGAGGATGACCAGACCCTGGTTGGAGACATCATTTCAAACTGGCTGAAGCACGCTAGCGGACGGCAGACGATTGCCTTTTCTCCCTCGATCAAGCACTCAAGAGACATGGTGGATCAGTTCAATGCGGCTGGAATCCCCGCAGTCCATATTGACGGCTACATGGACGACGAGGAGCGGCAAGTTATCTACCGCGCCCACGACGAGGGGGAGTTCCTGGTCCTCTCCTGCTCTCGATTGCTGAATGTTGGTTATGACGCGCCCAAAGTCTCATGCCTGATTGATTGCTTCCCCACGAAATCCATCATCGCCTACGTTCAGAGAGCGGGCAGGATCATGCGGACGGCGGAGGGCAAAGAGGACGCTATCTACCTGGACCACGCGGGGAACGTCGGACGGCACGGCTTCGCGGAGGACATCGAGCCGGAGGCTTTAGATACCTCGGAAAAGGGGTTCTCTGAGCGGAACCAGGTGAAGGAGAAGAAGGAGAAGAAGGCGCACGACTGCCCCCAGTGTTATCGGAAGTTTACGGGTATGCGATGCGTCTGCGGCTACACCCATCCCATCAAGGATCGGTTAGAGACTGATGGCAGCGAGCTTAAACGCCTCGAGCGTAAGAACCGGGGGCAGCTATCTTGTGGGGACTGGTACGGACAACTAACCCTCTATGCCGACTACCAAGGCTACAAGAGGGGCTGGGCGGCTCATGTCTATAGGCAGAAGTTTGGGAAATGGCCTAACGGTGTTGCTCCTGAACGGGTGTCTGAGGTCTCCCCCGAAGTAATGGGGTTTATCAAGCATCAACAAATTAGGAGGGCAAATGCTCGCGGACGAATTGAAGTGGATGCTTAAGAAGGGCTGGACTGCCCAGTATCGGCATGAAACCTACCGGGAGCGGATTACCCGCTCGGTCTACGAATCGAAACTCAGAAGCAAAGTCACGCATGGAGAGGAAACGAATGATCTCTGGGGAGGGAGTCGAAATGCACAGCTTGGAGCGTGGAACGAAGAAGCGTAGGGCGCTAGAAATGTGGGAGGAGGAAATGCTTACCGAAAGACAGGCAGCAGCCCTCTTGCGAGTTTTTGCCCAAATCAACGAATGGGAACATTTGAGGGGGGTAGAAAAGACCGCGTTTAGGCAAGGTGTGAAGAAGATCGCTAAAGCATGGGGAAACAGAAAAGATGCGCGTCCTTGACCTATTCAGCGGCATAGGCGGGTTCTCACTAGGTTTAGAGCGAGCCGGTATGGAGACGGTAGCGTTCTGCGAGGTAGACGCATTCTGCCGTCAAGTCTTAGCCAAGCACTGGCCTAACGTAAGGATTCACGATGATGTCAGAACACTTGATGGAAATGAGTACCGAGGAGCAGTTGACGTTGTTTGCGGAGGATTCCCCTGCCAGCCGTTCAGTGTTGCCGGGAAGCGAGCAGGCAAGGACGATGACCGTCACCTCTGGCCTGAGATGCTTAGAATCATTCGAGAGGTTCAGCCGCGTTACGTCATTGGCGAGAACGTTGCTGGGTTCGTCAACATGGAACTCGACAATTGCCTATCTGACTTGGAAGCAATCGGTTACGCCTGCGGGGCGTTTGTTATTCCGGCTTGTGCCGTCGATGCCCAACACAGAAGGGATCGAGTCTGGATTCTTGCCAACAGCAACAGCAACAGCGAACCAAGCCGCTCCGTCAATGATGAAGCACGCGGGTTGCAGACGACTAATGGGGGGGGGCAAAGTTCATGCCAACGCCAACAGCGCACTTGAGCAAGGAGGGAGGTTATCCAGCGGAGTACACGCGCAAGACGCCGACACTAACAGCGGAAGCCACGAAGGCGGACGGACTGCCCCCTGCCAGTGGAAGCCTGAACCCTCAGTGGGTCGAGTGGTTAATGGGGTTCCCCGAAGGATGGACCGACTTAAAGCCCTTGGAAACGCCGTAGTGCCGCAAGTGGTGGAGCAGATCGGACTAGCAATAATGGGGGAACAATGATTGACGAGCTACTAGACAGGCTGGACAAGGTGAGAGCTAACGGCAAGAGCAAGTGGGTAGCCTGCTGCCCGGTACACGGGGATAAGAACCCCTCGATGAGCGTGGCGGAAAAAGACGGGCGCGTCCTATGCCATTGCTTCGCGTGCGGGGCTAACGGGCTAGAGGTAGCGAAGGCGCTCGGCCTGCCCCCATCGGTCCTGTTTGAGAAGCCTATAGAGCATGGCTATATACCGAAAAAAGTCTACGAAAAACTGGATATAGACAGGCTCGTTCTCGCCGGTTATGAGGAAATGAAGAAAGCAGGTAAGCCCTTGTCCTATAAGGACTTTAAGCGGGTAAAGCTGGCTAGGGCTAGGGTGGAGGAATTAGAAAGCCGATTCTTAGAACAAAACAATATAAACAGAGCTGTTTACAGCTAGCCAGAAATGATTAGAATGTATTCATGCCCTAACGCAAGGGCCTAACGAGAGAGGATAAGAAAATGGCAATAGCAACCAAAGCACAGCGAGCCATCATCAAGGCGGAGGCAGAGAGCCGGGATTGCCGCTATCGGATCACTCAGGACGGCGAAGTGCATTTCCACGGCCAAATGCCCAACAGTATCGAATCCGGCTGGTGGATTTTTGAGCCAAGCGTTCAGGAGGCATTAGATAGCATTGCGGGTTATCCGCTAGAGGAGGACGCGGCATGAGCAGCTATATTTACGCTTACGGCTACCGCACTCACGAGGCGGCGGAGCTTGCCATCATTGATGAACTATCCGAGTCCTGCGTGAGCCGGTGCGAGAACCCGCGAGTTGTCGCGTACCGCACCAAAGGTGGCCGCAAGCTCTATTGCATCTTGCTTGACGCTTAAGGAGGCAGCATGAGCCGTAAAGAGTACCTGAACCTTCTGCGCGCCCAGCCGACGCAGTTTTTGAAAAAGAGCGTAGCACGCCCGTCATTGTGGATGAGCAAAACCCACGTCCTTTTGCATTACATTGCTCTCAAGGAGCGCGGAGAGGCGCAAGAACAATGAAAACACTGCTAGCAGCCACCATCGTCTTATTTATCCTGGGATGCGTAGGGGAGATGGACTACCAGGATGCGGTAGACGAAGCCGACCACTATACCGATATGGTCTGCAACGGCTACTGGCCCGACTATCAGCTGTTGAACCCGGACTGCGCGTTTAATGTGGAGGCGAAACAATGAGATTCGGGTGCGTAATGATTAACTTCAATTACACCAACTGGCACGACTCCTTTGAGGAGGCCTTGGCCTTCGGTCTGAAATCCGGATTTCAGTTCACGATCATTGAGGAGGCGGTTAAATGAGCAGGCACACGCCGGGAGAGTGGCGGGTTTATAACGGATGGGTACACCCGGGCTTTGACGGCCCGGGCCCTGAAACTACTAACGGTGACACGGCTATCTGCGAGCCACTCGGGCCAGACAAAGAGGCTAACGCTCACCTGATTGCAGCGGCGCCTGAGCTGTTGGAGGCGCTTAGATGGTACGCGGAGCAAGTTGAGGATTTGAACCGTAACACCTGGGCAGCCGAAAAAGCATTAGGGGTTTTGCGGGCAGATCGCGGCAAAAAGGCGCTGGCAGTCATCGCAAAAGCAAAGGGAGAGGAGCATGAATGAACAACCAAAACTGCGAGTCTCCGATGTTGGTGTGATCTCTGTGGATTCCAATGATCTGGCTCGCAGCAAAGCAGGCAGAAAACAAATCGAGGCGCTTGAACGCTTAACGAAAAACCGTCGAATTCCGCCGACATTTGCTTCAGCCGCGATTGCAATAGCAAAGGGAGAGTGAGTAATGCGCGACTACGACGAGAACTACGAATGGTGGCAGGAGACTCGGGAAATGGTGACAGAGCAGGCTAAGTATCACGTTGAGGACTGGGTATGGAAGAACATAAACGACGCCGACTCAATGCAATATTTCTTTGAGACTATGGGCTTGGACCCCTTCGGGCTTGCTACGATCATGCTAGAGCATAAAAGCCATGCGGATCGGGTTAAGGCTATCCTCGATGAGTATGAGAAGGACGTAGAGGAGTTCCTAATCTGCTCCGATGCGTTCCACAAGAAGATGGAAGCCATGCGGATGGGCGACTATGACATTTAAGATCGACGAGATCATTTGGGATGCCGAGGAGGGCAACCTTGGCGTAATGTATGAAGGGGACCCCACCGACGAGCAGGCAGCGGTGGTCTCCGCCATGATGCAGGCCTTCTCCCGCCTAATCGTTAAGCAGCAGGAGGAGGCGGAAAAGATTATGGCTAAATGGGAGGCGGCAGGGGAGATCAAGCATTGATACTCGCTAAGGACTTCAACTACCTATTAGGCAAGCAGGACGGCTACGCTCAGGCCCCCTTTAACGTCCATATAGGGGGCTCGTACGAGAAGGGATACAAGGAAGGGCAAAAACTGTATACTGATCAGCAGCGTAGGGGGCAGGGCCCCCGTTAGAGCCGGGGGCTTAGATGCTGAAGATCGAATATCGCAAGGCGGTAGACCTTACGCCGTATGAGAACAACAGTCGGACTCATAGTAAGGAACAGGTCGGTCAGATCGTAGAATCCATCAAGGAGTTTGGATTCACGAATCCAATCCTGATTGACGAAGATGGCGGGATTATCGCAGGCCACGGCAGGCTAGAAGCCGCTACCGCGCTCGGGATGGAAGAAGTCCCTACCATTACGCTAGAAGGGCTCTCAGAGGCCCAGAAGCGCGCCTACGTTATAGCTGATAACAAACTGGCTTTGAACGCTGGCTGGGATTTTGAGATGCTAAAACTTGAGTTTGAAGAGTTAAGCAATCTGAAGTTTGATTTTGAGCTTACAGGATTTGCGCAGTTTGAGCTTGCTAACATATTTGACGATGGTGTAAGGGAGGTGCAACAAAGCAAAACAAAAGAAATTGATGTTGACAGCTTTGATGCGGATCATCAGTGTCCAAAGTGTGGATTTGAATTTAATGATTAAAAAACCTGATTGTGCCTGGAATCTATCAGACCTTAAATTAGTGCCTCAAAACGGATTTAAGGTAATGTCTACGTTTTCATGTGGTGGTGGGTCTACTATGGGTTATAAATTAGCAGGGTGTACTGTAATTGCTGCTAACGACATTGACCCTGAAATGGCATGGCATTACAAAGCAAACCATAATCCCAAGCATTATTTTCTTTGTCCTATCGGTGAACTTATAACTGCTGACTTGCCGCAGGAATTATTTGAGCTTGATATTTTAGACGGATCACCACCTTGTAGCACGTTTAGTATGGCTGGAAGTCGCGAAAAAGCATGGGGTAAAGATAAACACTTTAGAGAAGGGCAGGCAAAGCAAGTATTGTCTGATTTGTTTTTTGACTATTTAGACTTAGTAGAAAGGTTAAAACCAAAAGTTGCTATTGCTGAAAATGTTAAAGGTATGCTTATTGGAAACGCAAAAGGCTATACTAAAATGATAATGCAGCGATTTAAAGAAATTGGTTACCGTGCTCAGGTGTTTCTTGTTAATGCTGCTGATTGCGGCGTTCCTCAGCGTAGGGAGCGTGTATTTTTTTGTGCGGTTAGAGATGATCTTAATTTGCCAGCACTTAAACTAAGTCCGCAGCATAGGTGGATAAGTGTCGCAGAGGCTACTGCTGACCTGCAGGTTTTAACAAAAGAAGAAATTGAAGAAACAAAGCCCACCCTAAATGATTTGAAATGGTGGCCAAAAACTAAGCCCGGCTCTGATTATGGCGTTGCAGCATTAAGGGAAACAGGTAAGCCGACAGGATTTTCTACAAAAAAACTAAATGGAGATATTCCATCTAATACATTAACAGCGACTGATATGTTCAAGCATTGGCAAGAATGCCGAAAATTAACTTTTAGAGAATGGAAACGCCTTGGCTCTTTTCCTGACGACTATCAGGCAAAAACAGATAGAATTGGAAAATATATGATAGGAATGAGTGTGCCGCCAAAGATGACTGAGCAGGTAGCAAAAGCCGTTATACAGCAGTGGCTAGAACCTATATCAAAAAATATTGATATAGATAAGGTTGCCTAATGCCAGCAGGCCGACCAAGAAAAGAAATAGACTGGAGCATAGTTGATAGCTTGTGTGGTATTCACTGCACGGGAGATGAGATAGCGAGCGTCTTAAATGTTCACTACGACACGCTAAACAACCGATGCAAAGAGGAGCATGGAGTTAATTTTTCGGACTACTATAAAAAGGCTTCATCTAGTGGAAAAATATCACTTAGGCGACAGCAATACTCGGTAGCTATGAAGGGTAACGTCTCAATGCTTATCTGGCTAGGCAAGAACATATTAGGGCAGAAGGACGCGCCGGAGAACGGCTCCGATCGGCAGGACATAAATATAAATATCGTGACTCCCGATGCCTGATATCCGCCCGACGGCGCCTCAGTTCCAATATATAACGTCAAAGGCTAAGTTCCCCGCGTTCATCGCTGGGTTTGGGGCAGGCAAGACTGAGGCAGCTATCCTCCGGTCTATCTTCGGGCTAGTGGCTAACCCTGGGACTAATCGAGGCTTTTACGCTCCCACCTACGACCTTATCCGAATGATTGCATGGCCCAGGTTCGAGGCGATGCTAGACGAGCTTGGCATTGCGTACAGACTTCAGAAGTCCCCTATAAATATGATTGAGCTAGAGGGCTATGGCTCGATCATCTTCCGGACTATGGATAACCCGCAAAGGATCGTGGGCTACGAACACGCTGACGCCGATATAGACGAGCTAGACACCCTCAAGAGGGACGACGCGGCTTACGCTTGGCGGCAGATCATGGCCCGGAACCGCCAGAAGAAGGCGGGGCCTAATACGATTGGGGTAACGACGACGCCTGAAGGCTTTAGATTCGTGTACGAGGCGTGGAAGAAGGACCCTAAAGACGGCTACGAGATCATCCAGGCCCCTACCGAATCCAACCCTTATCTACCAGATGGGTACATAGATTCCCTTAAAGCGGCGTACCCTGAACACCTTCTGGCGGCGTACCTCAATGGGCAGTTCGTAAACCTGACCTCTGGGACCGTATACGCCTCCTATGACCGGGTACGGTGCGACTCCCAAGAGGTAATCCAGCCACGAGAACCGCTATATATCGGCTGCGACTTCAACGTGACTCAACAGTGCGCCACCGTCTACGTTCAGAGGGGAGACGGCTGGCACGCGGTAGATGAATTGACTCGTATGTTTGATACGCCGGAAATGATTAGGATTATCCAGTCTCGATACGATGGGCATCCCATATATATCTACCCTGACGCCTCTGGATCGGCGAGAAAGACAGTAAACGCCAGCGTCTCTGACATCGCTCTGTTAGAGCAGGCAGGGTTTTATATAAGGGTGAACAAGCGGAACCCTGCGGTTAAGGATCGGATACTCGCTATGAACGCGGCGCTAGAAAACGGCACGGTTAAAATCAATGCGGCAAAGTGCAAGAATACGGCTGACTGTTTAGAGCAGCAGACGTATAAGAATGGCGAGCCTGATAAGAGCTCAGGGAACGATCACCAGAACGACGCGACGACGTACCCAATTGCGTACGAGTTCCCGGTGGTGAAACCGATTGCTAATGTTCGCTTCCAATTTGCGGTATGATGGACAAAACCTTTAGAGGGCGTGGCGATGCCTGTAGATACTAAGCACCCGGAATGGGAACTGCATTACCCTATGTGGCAAAAGACTCGGGATGCTGTCCGGGGGTCTATTTATGTTAAAGAGAAGCGCCACGAATACCTGCCGGTGCCCGACGCTGAGTCAAACGACGATACCGTAGGCTCCCAAACGCTCCGCTATCGCCAGTATCTGAAGCGAGCCCTGTATACGAACTTCACGGGTCGGACCAAATCCGCTCTGGTAGGCGCTGCCTTCCGCCGTGCCCCATCGTATGAGCTACCCAATGGCCTTGAGTACCTAGAGGACGATGCGACAGGGGACGGCCTTGGGGTGGTTCAGATGGCGAAGGACGAGCTATCAAACCTCCTAGAGACTGGGCGCTCTATCCTCCTGGTTGACTATCCCCAAACGGAGGACGGGCTGACGGCGGAAGAGGTGGCACGCCTAGACCTCCGGGCAGCGATCATCCCTTACACGGCAGAACAGTGCGTCAACTGGAAGACGGATAACGTCCGAGGGCGGAAGCTGCTCACCCTGTGCGTCCTGGCTGAGTCCTATTTGGAAGGGGACGATGAATTCGGGCATGAGAAGAAAACCCAGTACCGCGTCCTGCGGCTCCGAGAGGACGGATACACGCAGCAATTGTATCGGGACGAGGAAGAATATACGGACGAGTTTTACCCCCGTAAGGCAGATGGCTCGGTTTGGGACTTTATCCCGCTGATGTTCGTAGGATCGAAGAATAACGACGCAACCGTTGATGACGCACCCCTTTCTGATATTGCGGACGTCAACATCGCCCACTACCGGAACAGCGCAGACTATGAGGAGTCCTGCTTCATTACGGGCCAGCCTACGTTGTTCATCACCCACAACCTATCCCCGGAGCAGTGGCACGACTACAACCCGGACGGGATCAAGTTAGGGGCCCGTACAGGCCATGTATTAGGCGATACTGGCTCTGCGACTCTGCTCCAGCCTAACCCTAACTCCCTCGTCATGGAGGCCATGAAGGCGAAAGAGAACGCTATGGTGGCTATTGGGGCGCGGATTATCACTGACCGGGGCAACAATGAAACCGCAGAAGGGGCACGGATTCGCTTCGCGTCTGAAAATAGCGTATTAGGGGACGTAGTAAATAACCTCTCTATGGCTATCGAGCAGTGCATCTACTGGTGCGGTGAGTTCATGGGTACGGCTGAAGAGGCAGAGTTTGAGATCAATCGGGAGTTTTACGATAAGTCGCTCGACCCCCAGTTGATTATGGCTATGACGACGCTGCTAGACCGGCAGATCATCTCCGACGCAGACATCTTCGACCGGCTAAAGGCTGCGGGGATCATTGAAGGGGATCGCACCCTTGAGGACGTACGGGAGGAGCTGGGCGAAGTCAACCCGCTAGCATAATGGCTAAGGACCCACGAATAGAGAGGCTAGGCGTTGAGGGATACAATAAACCGAAGCGGACGCCGAAACACCCAACTAAAAGCCATGTGGTACTCGCGAAGGAAGGGGACCAGATCAAAACGATCAGGTTCGGACAGCAGGGCGTATCTGGTTCTCCCCCCCGTAAAGGCGAGTCAGAGGCAGACAAGAAGCGACGAGCCTCATTCATGGCCCGACATCGAAAGAACATCGCCAAAGGAAAAATGAGTGCGGCCTACTGGGCGGCAAAGGAGAAGTGGTGATGCCTGTTTATAAGGTCAAGGGTGGTTATCGCTGGGGGCAGACCGGGAAGGTCTATAAGACGAAGGAAGAGGCCGAGAGGCAGGGCAAGGCCATTTTTGCGTCAGGGTATAAAAAGCGTAAGTGAGCACTAACGACGCGATTAAGGATGCCTTTATACGGCACCAAATCTTCGTGCAACGCTACGCTAAGGGCAGGGAGCGTGAGGCGGAAGAGTTCATTCGTAAGGTCTTAGAGGAGGCCGTGAGCCGTCTCAACATTGATCTGACGGAGCTTAACCGCGCTCGATTGGATCGCCTGATCCAAGACCTGATCCAACTGGTCAACGAGCTAAACGGCACCTATACGGATGGGTTCATTCAGGAGGCCCTAGACTTCGTGGAGTACGAGGTAGGGTTTAACTTCCGCGTCCTCGGGGCGAACGTGGCGGTTGATACCGTCCTGCCTAACATGGCCCAAGTCCAAGCAGCTATGCTGACTAACATTATGGACCTCGAGCCCACCAAGGGCTATACGATCCGTGAGGCATTGGCGGAGTTCGGCAGGAAGAAGGGCCAACAGATCGTCCAGAAGATCAGGGACGGCATCGTATTGGGTGAGACAACCCAGCAGATTGTGAAAAACATTAAGGACCTTGAGGGCATCCAATCCCGGCAGGCAGCGGCGCTAGCGCGTACAGTTACCAACCATGTGTCGATTCAAGCCCGGCAAATCACCATGAGGGAGAACGATGACATTATCGACTCGTATCAATGGGTGGCGACATTGGATAGCAGAACGTCGCTCATCTGCGCATCCCGTGATGGACAGATTTACGAAGACATTGATTCAAACCCTAAACCTCCTGCTCATTTCAATTGCCGTTCCACTATCACTTTTGTGGTTAATCCTGAGTTTGATCTTGGTGCTGATATTGAGGGCGACCGTCCCTCCAAAGGGCCGGATGGAGTTCAGTCCGTAGGGGCTGATACGACGTATGAGCAATGGTTACGCCGCCAGCCCCAAGCATTCCAAGAGGAAGTATTGGGTATAGCGAAGGCGAAGCTATTTAGGGATGGAAAGTTGTCTATAGGCCGATTCGTTGATGATCAGGGCCGCGTGTTATCATTAGACCAATTAAGAGAGTTGGAACCGCTGGCATTTGAGCAGGCGGGACTTTAACGCGGCAGAGCCGCAACGTGCTAACCAGAGGTGACGCATGAGTGATTTACTGCAAGACGTAGAACTAGACGATGGCCTTAAAGAACAACTGTCCTCCCGTTTCAACGAAGCCCTACAGGCTAAACTAAACGAGGAGACTACTGGCCTTAAGAATAAGGTTGACGAGCTTCTGGCCGAAAAGAAGAAGGTGCAGCAGGAACGGGAAGAAGCCCGGATGCGCGCCAAGCAGGAAGCCGAAGATAAGGCTGCTAAAGAGAACGACTATAAGCAGCTATTTGAATCGCAGAAGCAGGAAGCCGACACGCTCCGCTCTACGATTGAGAAGATGAACGCTGATATTAGGCAGCAGAAAGTATCGACGGAGGCTGCTAAACTAGCGGCACAGTTGACAAAAGATACGCAACGCGCACAATTGCTACAGAAAGAGATTAGCCATCGGCTGACTCTTGTAGATAACGAATTAAGGGTGACGGACGAAAGCGGTCAATTAACCGTGTCCTCACTTGATGATTTGGCTAACGCTATCAGGAACGCATACCCGTTCTTGGTGGATGGCAGTCAAGCTAGTGGCGGCGGGGCCGTCAAAGCGCAAGGTGGAGCCGAAGCGCGGAAGGAAGTTAGTAGAGCCGCATTCGATAAGATGGACCAGCGCCAGCGCTCTGAGTTCGTCAAGTCAGGCGGTAAAATCTTTGATGAATAGCATTCTGGAGGCCGGTTATGGCTAACGTACTGACGAACCTCGCAGCGGATATCTACGTCGCTGCTGATGTGGTGGGGCGGGAGCTAACCGGCTTCATCCCTGCGGCTACCATTAACGCGAATGGCTCCGAGCGTGTTGCAAAGGGCGATACCGTCCGCGCTGCATTTACTCGCGCTGCTAGCGTTGTCGATGTGTCCGAGGCAATGACGATCCCCGAGGGGACCGATCAGACCGTGGACAACAAGACCCTCTCCATCTCTAACAGCCGTGCTGTCCAAATCCCCTACACGGGTGAGGATATCCGCCACCTGAACAACGGTGTGGGCTTTGAGACCGTGTACGGCGACCAGATCGCTCAAGCTATGCGCGCTCTCGTGAACGAGATGGAAGCCGATCTTGCAGAGGAAGCGTACACGAACGCATCCCGCGCATTCGGCACCGCTGGTACGACCCCGTTCGCAAGCAACTTCTCCGAAGTGGCCGAGCTTCGCCAGATTCTGGTGGACAATGGTATGCCTGCTAACGACGGCCAAGCCTCTCTGGTTCTGAACACTGTCGCTGGTACGAACCTGCGTCAGCTTGCTCAGCTTCAGAAGGTGAACGAGGCCGGTGGGGCTGACCTGCTTCGCCAAGGTACGCTGCTTGAGCTTCAGGGCCTGTCCCTGCGTGAGTCCGCTCAGGTTCAAGCGCACACCAAGGGCACGGGCTCCAGCTACCTGCTCAACGATGCTTCGTCCGCCATTGGCGATACGACCATCGCAGCAGACGGCGGCTCGGGTACCATCCTTGCTGGTGATGTAATCACCTTCAACGGTGACACCAATAAGTATGTCGTGAACACCGCTTTCTCTGGTGGTTCGCTGGCAATCGGGGCTCCCGGTCTGCGTCTGGCTCTCGCTAACGATGCACCTATTACCGTGGGTAACAGCTTCACCGCTAACGTGGCCTTCCATCGTCGGGCTCTGGAGATCGCAATGCGCGCTCCTGCTGTTCCCGAGGGTGGCGATGCTGCCGATGACGCAATGACCGTGCAGGACCCCTTCTCTGGGCTCGTGTTCGAGATTCGCGTGTATCGCGGCTATCGTAAGACCATGATCGAGGTTGCAGCAGCATGGGGTGTTAAGGCTTGGAAGCCTGACTTCATTGCTCTCCTCCTCGGCTAAGAGGTATCAGGGGGCCTTCGGGCCCCCTTTCTCTCGGGGGTATTATGGAAACCAAGAAGAAGCCCGGACCTAAGCCGAAGCTGGTTAAGATGGTCCGCCCTGACGGAAAGACCGCAGACGTTCACCCTTCTGAAGTCGAGAACTACAAGCTAGGCGACTACAAGGTGATGGAGACGCGCTAATGGCTATCGTGGTCGAAGATGGAACGGTGGTCTCTGCGGCTAACTCTTACATCACCGTCGCAGAATTTAAGAGCTGGGCAGATGATCGCGGGATCACCTACGGGACCGACGCAGCTATCGGCCAGCAGCTATACCGCGCCCATGATTATTTCGAGTCGCTGTCCTTTAAGGGCGTCAAGCATACCGAAGACCAGCCGATGCAATGGCCTCGGGATGACGTATACATTGATGGGTACGCTGTAGATTCGGATGAAATCCCGAAGGAAGTTAAGGCCGCTATCTACGAGCTAATCAAGATCGAGGCGGACGGGGATTCCCGGCTAGCGCCTTCGGAGCGTGAGGTGACGTCGGAGCAGGTGGACTCTATCAAGATCACCTACAAGGACAACGCAGGCATGAAGCGCACCACGCCTGCGCTAACCCAAGCCCTTCGGAAGCTGGTTCAGCCTACGACTATGGTGGCTAGAGCGTGACGTACAACTACACGCCCATCACGGCGTCCGCTGGCCGAATGATTACGAAGTTCGGCAAGCAGTACACGTTCACCCGTGTAACGAAGGGGGCCTACAATCCAGCTACGGGGCAGACTAGTGACACAGCGTCTACGTTTACGGGATACGCTTGCCTTTTTGACTATACTGACGCTGATAGGGCTGACGGTGCTATTTTACAGGGTGACCGTAGGATGCTCGCGGAGTCTGGAACGTATGAAGTCGGCGATACTGTCGTGGTGGGCTCAGACACTTACCGTGTTATCAACATTAGCGATATCGGGCCCGGTGGGACCGTGGTCGCATCAAACCTACAGATTCGGAAATGAAGGACCTAACGGAGGTTCTGTTAGAGTTCGGGGAAGTGCCGGAGAAGGTGGTACGCGGCACCCTATTGGGCCTGACGAGCCGGATCATTAAGCGCAGCCCAGTAGATACCGGGCGCTTTCGGAACAACTGGCAAGCGACGACTAATGCTCCTGCTACCGGGCAGGTTCAGGGCCAGGACAAGACCGGGAACAAGGCAGTAGATTCGGCTAGGACGGCGGTCAATAAGCTAGATATGGGGCAGGACTTCTTTCTGTCGAATAACCTCCCCTATGCGCATCGGCTAGAATTCGGCTGGTCCAAGCAAGCGCCTAGCGGGATGCTGCGGTTAAGCATTGCGGAGCTACAGCAGCGCATGAACGAGGCTGGGAAATGAGTACCTTCTTCAACGATATACAGGCCGCGCTAGACACCCGCTTAGACTCTATGGACTCTACGCCTATCGCATGGCCTAACGTCCCTTATGAGCCCCAAGGCGGCACGGTATACCTTCGCCCTAGCTTCCTCCCGGCTGAAACGCTACAAGCCTCGCTAGGTGCCTCTGGGAAGGACGAGACCAACGCTATTTATCAGGTTGACGTTGTATTCCCTAGGGGATCGGGTAGGACTACCTTAACGGATACCATCGCAGACCATTTCAAAAGAGGAACGGTTCTGTCGTACAATGGCACTAGTTTGCGGGTTCGGTCTGTTAGCATCGGTCCTGCGATTTTGGATGGCGCGTGGACTTTCGTGCCAGTTTCGATTGATGTGCAGACATTCACAGGGGCACGATCATGACTATTGCAAATGGCGCACAACATAGTCTGCACTTCGTTGCAGAATCGACCTATGGCACCACGCCCTCCACCCCGACGTGGACGCCTGTTCCGCATACGGGAACGACCCTTGCTTTAACGAAGGACGCTATCGAATCCGAGAAGCTCCGGGGCGACCGTCAGGTGGAGGACTTCCGCCACGGGAACAAGAGCGTTTCTGGTGAGATTACCGGGGAGCTTGAGTACGACGCCTTCGACGATCTCCTGGAAGCGGCGCTCTGCGGCTGCTGGACGACGGATGTACTGAAAGCTGGCGTTACCCGTCGCTCGTTCACCTTTGAGCGTAAGTTCGCGGACCTTGCCGTGGCTGAGTATCACCGCTATACCGGGTGTGAAATCAACAGCATGGCTCTCAGCGTTAGCCCGAACTCGATGGTCACTTGCACCTTCGGGATCATTGGGAAGGACCTAACCACCAACACGACGCAGGTGGCATCCAGCACCTACAGCGCAGACGTTGGGAATACTCCTTTTGACTCCTTCACGGGATCAATTACGGAGGGAGGCTCCGCAATTGCTACGGTGACGGCTCTTGAGCTAAGTCTTGAGAACGGCATTGAACCTCTCTTTGCGGTTGGTTCTGCTACGACCCAACGTCCTGCGATTGGCAAGAGCCGGGTGACGGGTACGCTGACGACCTACTTTGAGTCCAAGGCTCTGTACGAGAAGTTCCTAAACGAGACGAGCAGCAGCATTGCCCTAACTCTGACCGACCTTGATGGCAACGACTACCTCATTGAGATCGGCAATGTTAAGTACAACAGCGGCCAGCCTGATGTTTCGGGGGAGGGCGCAATCACTATCGCAATGGACTTCGTGGGCCTCTACGACTCGTCGGATGCCTCCAACATTGTGATTACTCGGACTGCTGCATAACCCATAAAAGGGCGGGATTATGGAGTTTGACAAGCTAGCGACTACGGCAAGCCATGAAGCCGGGGCAGAGGTAAACATCCTCTCCCCGGTTGATGGTTCTAAGACTGACGTTTTCATCAAGATACAAGGCGCTGATTCTAAGGCATGGCGCAAAGAGAAGAAGCGTCAAACGTCTAAGATTATTGCGGCTAAGGCGGAAGGGAAGCTAGAGGAATTAGACTTCGACGCTATGGACGTAGACGCGCTCGTAGCTATCACGATGGACTGGAAGGGTATTACGAAGGGCGGCAAGAAGTTCGACTGCACCCCTGAAAACGCCCGAGCCCTCTACGAACAGTCTCCCTCTATCGTAGAGCAGCTATTACGATTCTTGGGGGATACGGCTAATTTTACGCAAGGCTAGTCGAGGAGTTCGTAGCGTTTGGCCGCTGGTGTATGTGGCTGAATGCCTGCCCCGAAGGCTCCACGGTTAGCCGCTTAGATACGTTCAGGCAGGTTCAAAAGTCTACGGGGAGAACGCCTAAAGAGCTTGATGGGCCCAAGCTGTCTAGCCTTCACGATAGCGCGTGGCGAGCGTACACTGACCTGACGGAGTATACTTATTCAGAAATCGAGAGCTACTCCCGGCTGACGGGTAATGAGCTAGAGCCGTGGGAAGTCGAAGCCGTTATGGCGCTGGCTAAGTATCGTGGAGCAGAACCGAAATGGCCTCTTACGAAGCACTAATCCGCATGAGAGCGGACACCAGCGAGGTTAAGAGCGCGAAACGCGACCTTGATAACCTTACTGGTTCTTCCCGCGAAACAAAGCGTCAGATCGAGGAAACCGGAACGGCGGTAGATCGTACTGGCCGCACGATGACGGAGTTCACGGGTAAGGCGACCCAAACTACCCAAGCCGTAAGACAGAGTGATTCGGCCTTTGACGCCCTTGGGCTCTCTGCGGCTTCGGCTAGCACTAAGGTTAATGCTGCTTCTTCGGGTTTTGGCCGTATTGGAAAGAACTTTGCTACGGTAAACAGCGCAGCCCGTCAGGCAGCTACTAGCGTACAAAAGACTGGCGATAATGTTATTGACGCTAGCAGCCGGTTCCGCGCATCAAAGGGCGCTATTTCTAACTTATCCTTCCAGCTTCAAGACGTTGCGGTTCAGGCGCAGGCAGGGACAAGCGCGTTTACAATCCTTGGGCAGCAGGGCCCACAGATTGCGTCTGTATTTGGCCCCGGTGGTGCGGTAGCTGGTGCGCTTATTGCCTTTGGCGCGCTTATAGGTGGCGTGCTTTATAAGACGTTAGGTGGGGCTAAAGACGAGGTAGACCGCCTAGCAGACGCTATGGCTGGCCTAGAACTAGCCTTTGAGCGTACCGAGCAGGGGTCCTTCATCCTGTCCCAACGCCTAAAAGAACTGGCCCAGAACTCCCGAGAGCTTGCAGAGATCGAGCTAGCTATCGGTATTGCTAGTGCCAAGATTGCCTTTGAAGAAGCGCAAGACGCTATCGTTTCTTCGGTTAGCGGGATTACTACAGCGGTTAATCTCGGGGCGCAGGCGTTTTTAGAGTACGGGAACGCCTCTGACTATGCTCGCACTGCCGATGCTAATCTCCGGTCTATCGGGGAGCGCGTACAAGAGCTACAAACGCGCTTCGGCTTATCTACTAAACAAGCAGTAGAGTTCGGCGCAGCCTTCGCTACCTTCCGGGCGGACCAGTCCGCAGAGAATCTAGCAGCCCTTCAGGCGGTAGTAGGGAATCTCGGTGATACGTTGGCAGAAAACGCCAACCCCGAGCTATTAGCTCTTGTTCAAGGTCTTAGCGAAAACCTACAAAAAGCCGATGACGCTTCTGACGCCTTAGAGATGTTTGGGAATGCTTTAGATGGGTCTGCGGCATCCGCTGCTACCCTAAATGACGCCTTGACGCCTGCTACTGACAGCATTGGGCGCATGATTGAAGCCCTAAAAGAAGAATCCGCGTTGATCGGTAAGAGCGCACGGGAAAAGGCGCTCTACAAAGCCGAGCTAGAGGGCGCGTCGCAGGAAGAAATAGACGAAATTAATCGCATCTACGACAAGATCGTAGCCCGAAACCTGCTTCTAGATATTGAGAAGCGCACGAAAGATGCGGAGAAAGCTGCGGCTAAGGCGGCAGACGCTAAAGCTAATGCCGAAGAAGCGGCAGAAAAACGGAAGAAGGAATCCGCTCAGGCGAATCTAGAAAACATTCTCGCCATGAATGACACGGAAATGGAGGCGTTCAACCGCCAGCTACAAGAGAAGCGGGATCGCTTGGCCGAAGATCGAGCCATGAACCGTATCACGGAACAAGAACACCAGCAGGCGCTTACGGAGATCACGGAAGCGGAGGCTACCCGCAGGAACCAGATTGAGCAAAGGCTAGCGTCTGAGAATACGGAACGCCTCTTAGGCTTCTCCGATATGCTCTTAGAAGGTAAGTCCGATAAGGCGAAGCAGGCAGCAGCCCTAGCGATTAACCTAGCGGACAAGGAGAAGCGGGAGAACGCTAAACAGATTCTGTCCGACTCCTATTCGGCAGCGATGAAAGCCTATAAGGCTCTATCAGGCATCCCCGTTATTGGCCCTGCATTAGGCGCTGCGGCTGCTGGGGTGATTATCGCGGCTGGTGCTAC